GGCACGCAGGATGTTCTTGTACCGGCAACCGGTCAGATGGGTAGCATTTACTCTATCCGTCCTGGTGACACGCGGGGCAGGTTTGCTGCACCGGCGTACGTGAATCCGTACGCGGATGTCGCCGCGGTTGATACGCCACTTCGTCCTGGGTTCGTCCCTACTGCTCCTGGCGGTGAAATGCGCACCATGCCGGTTGATCCAATGGCCGCGGCCCCCGGAACAGGAACTACTGGCGCTACAGATTTTTACACTGCAAGGGATACTAACAACACCGGACAAACACTGACTGTAGGAGGCACTAGAACGCCTCAAAGCATACTAGACAGCATCAATGCTGAAGACGGTTTCTCTAGAGATGAGCAGAAGCAGATAGCGGATTTGCTAAGCAGTGGCGAGATTGGCATTGGCAATGTGACAAAACAGTTTGGCGTTGAATCGGGAGACGTGGTCGAAGGTTTGTTACGCGGTGGCTTCCAAACGCCTGAGCAGCTCACGGAAATGATTCGCGGTTATGGCGACGAGGGGTTCCAAGAGCAGGACTTGATTGCCGACTTGTTGAACCAGGGCCGTACTACTCCGGAAGAAGTGGCAGCGTACTACAGCGCCAACAGGCCGGAGTTTGCTGACTTAACGGCACAGGACGTTACAGGATACTTAAACGAAATCAACATGGGTCGCTTGCAAAATCTAAGCGACGTGGAAGTGGGCCAGTATATTCTTTCAGGGGCACTAACTCCCAGTCAAGCTGCTGAAATGTATCAAAGCAGGTATCCGGGTTTAACAGAAGCCGACGTGATGGCGTCTTTGAATCAAATGCAATCTCAGGGCATGTTTGATGAACCTGACCCCGGTGTTCAATATGCCATGGGCGGCGTTGTTGAAAAAGCGGACGGGATAGAATCTTTGCTAGACAAACGGCAGCAAGCCGTTAATCGTATGCTTAGCCGAAGAGCGGTAGCGCAGTTTCGAAACGGGGGACCCGTTGTAAAAAAGCCTTTAGCCCCCGCTAATTTTGCAGGGGGTGGAATTGCCACCAAGCTTATCCAGAAGGGTGCGGAGATGCTTGGTTTTGATGACGCGCGTCAGATAGAAATTACTCGTGAAGCGGTGGATCTAACCAATCAAATGGTAGACGCCGGTCTAGTCGACCCTAAGTTCCGCGTTAAGTTGCGTTTGCCTGAAGAGGGTGCCACGCGTCAGAACACCGGTATCGAAGGTGACGAAGAAGTCTTTAACGCAGTTAATCACGCGTTGTTTTCTTACCATGCGGGTAAGAGTCCTTTAGCCCGTGCGGGCTCGCAAGCCAAAGAAATTTATCAGGGCATGCGTCTAGGGCTCGCGGGCAAAGACCCGGGGTCCGAGAGCCTTGATTATTTTAACAACATGTTTGGTTTTGACTTAGCGCGTCAGGGTTTGAGTCCTGAAGAAGCTAAGAGCGCGATTATCGACAACATAGCCAACATAGATAACAAGGGTGCGTTGTCTCGGTTAAGAGCAGGCGAACCTTTGATTGCAGGTAAAGACTTGAGCCGCACGGCTGAAGACATTCGTGGTTCTGGACCGGACGTAAGTGCATTTGACGTGCTTGCCGGAGTGCAGGGATTTAAGGACGGCGGTGCGGCACTAGACCCTTCGGACCCGTTATATATCCAAGAAGATTACCGTCCCGAAGTGCTTTCTGACATGGTCAGAAGAGACGTAAAATTTGACGCCTCTAAGTACCCTGCGGAAGAAGAAAACGCTTTAGACAGCGTCATGCAGCGTATTAAAGACATGGGCCAAGGCTTTGCTGACATTCCCGAGTTTGTCGGAAACTATTTGGTACGTCCGGATGAGCGTGGAATGCCGTCTTTTGTTTCACCTTCTGAAGTCGGTCAAGACATCATGGATATTGGCTCAGGTATGGCCACAGGTATCCAAGAAGACCCAACAGGCTTTATGCTTGATATGATACCCGGTATTTCTAATGTCAGGTCGTTCATGGATTCAAATACTTTGTATGAGCAAGCCACGGAGTTAGATAAAGCAGGAGATCAAGTAGGCGCCGCAAAAGCTAGATCTTTGGCGTCGTTGAGCATGACGGACGTTTTTAACCCTATTCCCGGTAGTAAAAACGTAATCAAGGGGATTATTGCGGGCAAAAAAGCTCAAAGAGCCCCTGAAAAGTTAAGCGACGCTAGGCTAGATATTTTAGAAACGTCTCCGGACACTGCGCTAGAACAAGAGTTGTTTAGGGAAAAAGGTTCTTTTGTGGGAGCTAACGGAGAAAGGCAGTTTGAAATAGAAACGTCTCCTGCTCAAGTAGACATGAACGAAGTTTCTATGATGATGGCTTATGGGTCTGCAAAAAATCTAAATCAAGTATTAGATTTGCCAGAACTTTTTGAAAATTATCCGCAGCTTTCAGGCGTAAAAGTAGAGCTAGGCTCTGGTAATTTCACTGCTCAATATCTACCTAGCGAAAATAAAATAATATTAAACCCGTTTGACCTGGATCCTGATGACAAAGTTGGTTTCACTTCGGCTATTCTTCATGAGACGCAACATGCGGTACAGAATATAGAAGATTATTTACGTCCAGAGCTTTTCAGGGAAAAAGAAATCTCCTTTGAAGAGTACAGAGGTTTGCCAACGGAAGTTGAAGCAAGAAATGTCCAGGCTCGTTTTACCGACCCAACTTTGAGAGACTTACCTCCGACTTTGACTACTGATTTAATACCCGAACAATTCTCAGACGTTAGAGCTTTACGGGAAAGAGTCAATCAACAACGTTATGATGAGCTTATGGGACTCGAGGAGCCTCCCGCAAACATACGTAACCGTAGCCCTGAAGAATTAATACAAGAGACTATGGAAAGAATTCGTCAAAGATCTATTAACCGTGAGAATGTTCCACGTGGAACATCTTTGCCAGAGAGCAGACGTGTTGACCCGTTTGAATCCGAGGCAGATACTCGTTACAGACAGAAAAACCCTAAAAGGTAACTAAAATGGCAAACGGTGACAGCATAATGCCTATGATGGAGCGTCGGGAGGACCCGATAGACTTATCCATTGAGGATCAAGTGGAAATTGCGGTGCCCGGTGCGATGGAAAACATGGCTCGAGAGGGTCTTGACATCGAAATCACCGAAGATGACGAAGGCGGCGTGGTCATAGACTTTGACCCATCCATGCGCGACGTCGATGAAGGCGACTTTTTCCGCAATTTGGCCGAAGAAATTGACACCGGAATCCTTGGCTCCGTGGCCAATGAGCTCATGGGAGAGTTTGATGCCAACAAATCCTCTCGTCAGGAGTGGGAAGACACTTACCGTGATGGTCTGGAGCTTCTTGGTTTCTCTTACGAAGAGCGCACACTGCCCTTCAGAGGCTCTACAGGGGTCACACACCCGCTTTTAGCTGAAGCCGCCACTCAGTTCCAAGCTCAAGCGTTTAACGAGCTGCTGCCCCCTGACGGGCCTGTACGTACGTCTGTGATAGGTGCGCCTACTCGAGAGAAAGAACAGCAAGCAAGACGGGTAAAAGAGTTCATGAACTACTACATCACTAACGTGATGGAGGAATACACCCCTGAATTCGACCAAATGCTGTTTTATTTACCCTTGGCAGGCTCTACTTTCAAGAAAGTTTACTTCGATGAGGCCCTAAACCGCGTTGTCAGCAAGTTTGTGCCTGCTGAAAACCTTGTTGTGCCTTACGAAACAAGCAGTTTAGAGACTTGTCCGTGCATCGCGAACGTTATTTCGATGCCTTTGAACCAGTTGCGCAAGCTTCAGGTGTCTGGATTCTATTTAGACGTCCCCGTTCTACCCGGTCAGACCGATACGAACGAAGTTACGGACGAAATGGACAGAATTCAGGGCGTCCAAGCCTCAAATGTCGACTATGACGTGACTTTGTTAGAGTTCCACGTTGAATTAGACCTTGCAGGGTTCGAGGATACTGACGGAGATGGGGAAGAGACAGGAATCAAACTGCCTTACATCGTAACCATCGTTGAAAACAGCGGAGTTGTGCTGTCCATTCGCCGTAACTACGCCGAGGACGACGAAGATCGCAAGAAAATTCAATATTTCGTTCACTACAAGTTCCTTCCTGGTTTTGGTTTCTATGGTTTGGGTCTAATCCACACTATTGGCGGCCTATCTAGGACGGCCACAGCGGCTCTCAGGCAGCTTATCGACGCGGGTACGCTATCTAACCTTCCCGCAGGCTTTAAAGCCCGTGGAATGCGAATACGGGACGATTCTGAGCCTCTACAACCAGGGGAATTCCGTGATGTAGACGCTCCAGGCGGCGCTATTCGAGATAGTTTGATTCCGTTGCCATTTAAAGGCCCAGACAGCACGCTATTCCAGCTCTTAGGCTTTGTGGTACAAGCCGGACAGCGTTTTGCCACGATTACTGACCTAAAAGTAGGTGACGGTAACC